TGAAAGAGACCATCCATTCACAACATAGAAAACACCATTAGAAATAGAGGCAACTGAAGAAAGTCCTGTACAAGTAGTACCACCTGATGTTCCAATTGTTGTAGCAAAAGGTTGATTTGTACCAGCAACATATAGAGTTAAACCATCAGTAAATTGAACACCAGAAGAATAACTTACAATTAATGTAGGAGGATCACCAGGAGCTGCGTCTGTTCCTGTAGCTTCTGCTGTTGCAATAACTCTAGCAACAATAGTTCCAAACCCATTAGAACCACCGAGTATAGTTAAATTGTTATATTGGCCTACAGTAATATTTTGGCCGCTATACTGTCTATTTAATTTGATATAAGAACAGTTTAAGTTTACTGTGACTTTTCCGCCAGTTACAGGAGTATTTTGAGAGAATATATTATCAGCAAAATTAGAAATCTGATTTTGTAATATAGTCTGAGATTGAGTTAATTCTCTGGCTTGAACTGCGGCCCCTGGTTTAAAGAGAATTCTATGAAAATTCTTAGAAGGATCAAAATCGTCATAGTACGGATCTACGTTAAAATTCAGCATACCAGTTGTTCCCTTTAATATCCTAACACAAATTTAAATTGTTCTTTACCATCAGGACTTCTTTGTATACCCGTTACATTTTCAATATATAATATGTAACCTGAGGTACTTATATAATCCACCGTTGGATTAGCTAAAAAAGTTCTTGATGTTCCTGATGTCAACCCCGTTAATGGTGAATTTAATACTGCTTGTCCTTGTGTATTTATAGCAGTAAGTATATTGGTTGTCCGATTAAAATCAAGAACTGTTGCACTAAATGTTACTTGTGATGGATTTACCGTATTTGCTTTTTGAATTACCGTTTCATCACTAACAAAGGCACCAAATCCAGGAGAAACTGTAATATTATTTGCAGTACTATATATTGAACCACTAGCTGGAACGTTAAGCATTGGTGATCCGCCTGGATTACTAATACTAGTATATGAAATAGGATTAGCCAAAAGACCTACTTGCCTATACTCTATGTCTGTTGGAACAATACCATTTTCACTACCAGTAAACTCACAGGTTACCATAACATTTTTACAACCTAATTCTGAAAGTAGATCGTTAGAGTGTCCACCAATAGGTGACGCGGGGGACACAAAACAGTTTGAATTAGCTACAACGACCGTATTGGCATTATATGATGTTGAAATTGTTACGTTTGCATAAGAATAATTTGAACCAGCACTAGTAACAATTATATCAGTTAAAACGTTTCCTGTTATTTCAACTGTTGCTGCGGCTCCAGTTCCATCTCCAGTTATGTTAACACTATATACATTTATTGAAGGCGTATAAGAAGTGGTATTGCCTGATAAGACATTAATCACCTCAACACCGCCGATACCTTCAGAAGACGCCAATGGATTTAATGTTGATGCTGTTGCACCAATAAATAATGGCATCCAATCATTGTCCATAAAGGTTCTTTTTGTACCAACATCGATGGTAGACATATAATGCCACTTATAACCATCTGAACCTGTATAAATGTTGTTTGTACCATAACTTCCTGGTTGAAAAACAGGTTCAACTGTCGCTGGTTGACCTTTATTGTTCCATAAACACTTCCAAATTTGATCATACCTGTTCTTAACATAAAAATTACCAAGAGCGGACATATCAATATCATCTCTATAATAATTATACACAACACCTGATGTCCAATCAATTCTAGGAACAACAGGACATATATTATTTGAGGTAATTAATTTAGTTGCAAAGATATTTTTATAGACACTCTTGAGATATCTCTGATCTTGTGTAGGCACAGGTGGATTATTTTCATCTGGCCAAGGATCTACTCTAGCTAAAAAACAATAGATGGTACTCACTGGATTATATGTTTGAGTTACCGGATTAAATGAAGTTGGTATTACTGCTGTCGGCGCACTATAAATCTCAAAGACTTGAGTGGTTTTCAGTAGTGTAGTAATTAAATTTTTATAGGCCATATTCTATTCTATTGTATGATAAATGGAAACATTCGGCGCGTTTGCTGTCAGTGTTTTATTTACCGACATTACTGCATTTGTAAATGTATATGATAAATTGCTAGTTAATGTTATAACACCATCTATATAGTCAACAGTTGATACGGTTCTATTGAAAGTATTTGGTCCATCGACTAATTGAAGTGTATCATTAGTGTGTACAATATCAATTAACGGATATGTTGTATTACTATACTGTCCATTATTAACTATATCATATGAACCTGTTAATGCTTGTATATTTATAGTACATGCACCAGAATTACCAGAAACATAAGCAACATTTGCAATGGCTATCCAAACATTATCTCGTAATGTTACCGTATTTGATGTATAATTGACAGAGGTAATTAGTGAGTGTATATACCTATTTTGATTAGTTAAGATATCAATTGTAGATGTATTGGCTATAATTATATTAGCAAGATTGGTTCCAGCCAAATTATTAAATTTAATAATGTTATTGCTTGGGTTACTAAATGACGCTACCATAATAAGATTTGTACTAACATTATTCGTTAAATATGATAATGTATTACCCTGACGTATATCTTGTGTAACTCCTATATTCATATTACCATTAGATTTTATTGCATATCTTCCTAATACTTTTAATCCTGTTGGATGTAATAGATTTAATAGAGTATTTCTATATCTAGCAATCTCTTTCTCTAATGTTATTTCATAGGTAAAGTTATTAAAATCAATACTTTGTAATACATCAAACGAACTAGGTTGACCCGCAGTTGTAATATATTGACCGTTGCCTATCGTCAAACCATTTAAAAATTTGGTATTAGCCTTAGCATTTCCATCACCATATATTACAATACCAGCCCTATATCTTGGATCTGGTTCTATAGGAACATAAGTGTTAGCTATGTTCATTGAAATATTTTTAGATACAACTTTAATGGGAGTATTATTGGCGGGTGTTGATGAATAATTAAACACCCTCATATTAAATAGTGATTGTCGTTGTAAAGCATTAGGCACTAAAATGGGAATAGAATTAACTGTCGCTACATAAGTTGCCACATTAAGATTAGCTCCTTGATATACTATATCACCCTGAGCAGGTAGACTAATCAAAGTTAAATTACTAACTACAATATCTTGTACCCTTAATGACGTATTTGGCTTTGTTTCATAATCTAAACCATAATCATCAACCTTGATTGTTGTGACTGAACCAACACGATCTGTTGATATGGTAAACTGAGCACCTTGGCCTAGAATTCCAGGCACATATAGACTAGCATTGGCTCCCGATGAAGATACTACGTTACATGTCGGCAAAGCAGTTGTTCTATATCCCATACCACCTAAAGGATAACGGTGTGGTGTAAAGGGATCATTGACATAACTTACGCGGACAATACCGCCAGTATTCGAAACATTAGATACATTAGCGTATGCTCCATATCCTGAACCACCAATAATTTGAATTTGATCACCAACAATATAGTTGTTTCCAGTATTTGCTACCTGAATAGGTGCCAATATACCAAGATTACTTAAATTGCCTGGCGAGAAATATATATTACCGCCCTTAGCATCGTGTCCTGATACTTGGCCAACCAATTCTGTGGTGTAAAATGAATCGGTTTCAATAGATAACTGAGAAGCTAATGTTATTCCACCACCGCCATTAGTTACATATACGGTAGATATTGGATATGTTTGAAATGGTGATATGAAGGTAAATGCATTTGCTAAAGACGTATTTGCATTAGAGGTAAGATTATTTGCAAATTGATATGTACCATTAGACCATTGATTTGTAGTACCATTATAAATTTTTGGTCCACTACTATCAGGAACATTTATAAGGGTACTATGAAAATTACCAATATAATTATTTAATCTATAATCAATACAATCTTGAGTTAATAGATTTACGTTTGAAGTATAAACTGTATTTGCCGTATCTACTTCACCAACAATTGCGGTTGCTTTATTACCATTTATGATCTTTAAATAGGTATACGGTGTAGTCTCTGCTGTCTGACCAAGATTACTTTGATCTGGTGTATATCCAAATCCACCATAGTTTACAGTAATACCCGTTATACTACCAGAAGTTACTGTACTAACATAAGCATTGGCGCCATGAGCACTAGGTATATCTTTATTTAATCCGCCATAGATAATAACCGGATCGCCAGGTTCATAACTTTCTCCTCGACCAGTAGCGGCACCCCATATTGTTACGCCGCTGATTTGGCCTACTAATTTAGCCCTTAATACTTCTGCGCCGGTTGTAGTAGACGAAACAATTTTACCGTTTAAAAAATAAACATCTTGATTTTTACCATCAACAACACGGCAATATTCACCTGAATTAAATAGTCTTTCTATATCAGATATGAATACTTCTGTTTTAATATTTGATTGTACTGTTGTCTGTATCGTAGCAATAGTTTGTGAAGTCTCGCCAAAAATTCTTAGACCAGCAATAGAAACACTAAGAAAATTAATATCATTACTCAATAAACTAAGACTTTGTGGTACATACCAAGTGCCTGATGATGCCTTTAGTATCGCATCTGACGTATTAAAGAAATCAACATCAGTATCATATAATACTCTGAATAAAAATTTATATGATGACGGTGTACCTTTACTCTGATATAATTGTCTAGCTAATTTAATTACCTCTACTGGATTAGCCAGTATTTCTTGAGGGAAATTAGGTAAAAATTCATTTTTAAAGTAACCTATAAACTGATCAACTAAATCATTTGTTCCATTAGAAGCCACATTGGCAGCATAAAGTGAATCAATATCTCTATAAGTTAAAAGATTTTTGGCAACATCAGTAACATTGTTTGTCTGTTCCATCCATTCATAATACGCCTGTATGAACAGCGTAAAATTCTTATATGAAGGATCTTCCTGAATAAAATCAGGAAGCTGAAAAGGAACTAGTACTGAAGTTTTAGTATTATTGGGTATCATTTACTAATTCATCTTTGCTATTACATTAACGGTAACATCTGTTGGATCAAATGGATCTACTGTAAGAATGCCATTATATGTAGATGATATAATTGTTGTTTGTGGTGTTGCTGTAATTGTTAACTGACCTAATGGATTATTTGGAATAGAAATTGGATTAAAAGAAATTAATTTAATTATACCATTAACATAATCAATTGTTCCCGCATTAGCATTTAATACTGTCTTTATACCATTAACATTATAAACAGTTCTTAATGTTCCGTATTGCCCTTGAATATTTACCGAGACAGCACCCAAAGCACCTGTTGTATCATTCGTTTGTGGTGTAACGATTGCAATTGCGCTGGTGTATCCTGTACCTGCATTAGTTACTGCAATAGAAATAATAGAACCATTAATTATTGTGGCTACTGCCGTTGCACCTGTACCATCACCTTGTATTGTTATTGTTGGAGCATATTGATAACTATACCCTGGATTTAAAATAGTTAAAGAATCAATACCATTTGTTTGAGTAGGAACTTCTTCTATATTCACATCATTAATTATATATGATGGATTATTAGGATCTTGAAACTGCATTGAAGGATAACTAGAAACACTACTAGAGAATATACCTCTATTTAATGGTGTATTATAATTTAAAGTATAGTTTGTCGCCACATAAAATTTTGGCAAGAATTTCTTACTTAATTTAATACTAGATTCGCTGGTGATAATTGAATTGTCATATGTTTGTATAGTATTTAATAAATCAAATGTACTAAATGTAGAATTAAAAGTATTTAAAGAATTTGATGAAAAATTATATATCGCATTACTTATACCAGTTTGTAATGTTGCGGCGCTTCGTGTTGTCTTTGTTGGATTATACAACACATTAGTACTAATATTGATATATGTGTAGTCTGGATCAACAAGGGTGGGCGATACTGTTAACACACTAATTGGTTTTATAATCTGAGAAATGATTTGTTGTTTTTGAGTAGTAGTTAAGTTGTATGAACCAGTAGGTTTCAGTGATATGAATACCTGGCCAAATACTGGTGTTGCCAACTCTTCACCTCCCCATACATTTACTGCATCAAAACCAAACCCTAGAGTATTTTGCTGAATTGCTGTAATGTAATCGTTTTTTGTAACAGCACGACCTTGAGCTGAGAATGATTTAGGTGCTTGAAATTTAATAGAATCAATACCTTCTTTACCCGCTCCATTTGTGGCTGGAGTTTGTGGAGTAATAATAACATTACTTAAACCTGCAATAGTATCCATCAGTACAAAATTATTAGCACCTTGAGCCGCAGTACCTTGTGTAGAAATATATGATAGATTTATGATATTACCATCAAGTAATTGTTGACCTAATATGCCGTTACCAAAATATACTTGATAATTACCACTAACAGATTCTTGTAAGAAATAAACAGGATCTAAACCCGTTAGTGTTAAATAACTAGAAGCCGGTTGAAATACAGTAAAGGATGTATTAGAAGACGATACTTGAACCGCAACTTTGATAGTAGTAGTATCAATATTGGCATCAGGTATTTCAAAAATATAATTAGGATTTGTTGTACTATTTACGGTAAAAGCATATGTTGATGGTACACCTTGTTTTAATAAAATAACATTTTCATTATTAAATGTAACTGTACCGCTGTTTGCGTTGACAGTATACGAATCTCCTGTAACAAAATTATAGTTTACTCCACCAATAGCTTCACTCATAAAATTAGTAAATTTTGGTATAGTTACCGATGAATTTGTAGTTGTACCTGTTAAATTGATAGTGGCCATAGGAGCAATTGCTGATTTTGGTGTGTAATTCAACAATTTGGCTAAAGAAACTACTGAACCTCTTTGAATGGCTGAGTCTAAGAACATCTCATTAGCTACCATATTCAAATAATAAGCATTATACTGTGTATTATAAGATAAAATATCTAATAAAGTAGATAATGTAGAGCCGGTGAAGTTATAATCTTTAAATACTGTCTGAGATTGTAAATAAGTTATAAAATTATTCTTGATACTAGCGAAATCTAGATCAGATACCTGGATATTAGTGTTTGATGATGCCATTATCTGGACCTTTGAAGAAGTAGATTGACTGTTGTTGTACTAGTATTGTTTCCAATATAAAATGTTAGATTTATATTATAGGTACTTTCATCAGTTGAAGGTGTAACATCAATACTAGTTACTTGTACTCTTGGTTCATAGTTATCAAGAACGTTTTGTATATCATCTTGTATCAAACCAGCCGTTAAGTTATTAGCTGGTTCAAATAATAATTTATCTAAATTAGAACCTACATTAGGTTGAAATGGTCTTTCATAGAAATTAGTTAATAATAGGTTTCTAACCGAGCGAATCACCGCCTGGTCATCGTAACTAAGAGCCACATCTTTAGTAACGGGTAACTTACTAAAGGTTAAGTCTAAGTCTGAATATATGTGTTGTAAAGTTGCCATGTCTTATTTATTACGCTCGGAAGTAAATGCACTTTTTAAATTCTAGGTTTGCGCCGGAATTATTTTTAGGCCGGAATGAAATTTTCGAAATTTTAATTAGGTTTTGAAGTATTGCCACCTCCATCAGGAGCTGAATGTATATGGTTATCAAGACTAATACCTGCGCCCACTACATCTCCTCCATATATACCAGTACCAGTTACTGTCAAATTCTGATGTCCAACAAAATCCAACTCAGCTTGAATATTTTTAGCCGATGATATATTTCCTTGATTTATTATATTACCTGTTGTCGATAAATCACCTACTTGATTGATAGGACCAACCAAATTGAAATCTTGTGCTTGAGCTGTAAACATACCACCTATACTCATATTCATATTACCACCAATCTTCCAATTAACATCTCCATCTACTTGTAACTGCGCATTACCCTGTACATACACTTTACAGTCTCCTTGTACAGTCACCGTGGCCTTACCCATAATGTAAATACTATTATCTTTCATTATGATTTGGTAATTATCATTATAAATTTTTTCTGTTTTGGAACCATCTGGACCAATTTCAATATATGTACCTGTTCTATGTGCTAGACTAACTCGTTCAGCGCCTGGAGTATCATCCAATTCAAATACATGACCGGATTCAGTTGATTTAGCATTATTGTATGGGTATTTTGGTGCAAA